GTTACCCACAGATAGCTGAGTGCCGCTCCAGTTACTGTTGTTAACACTGGACAGCGTAGCAAGTGAACCAAGGCCGAGGTTCGTTCTGGCAGTAGAGGCATTACTCAGGTCAGACAGGTTGTTGGTCTTGAGCAGCGCAATGTCGCCGGAGACGTAGGCGTTCACCCACGTTGTGCCGGTGTAGAGCTTCATGCTCTGGCTGACGGTGTTGAAATAAAGCGTGCCGCCGACAAGCGGATTGCCATCGTTGTCGACGGTTGGATCGCTTGATTTTGCGCCAAGATAGCGATCGTCGAAGCTGTCGTAAGCCGCAAGGGTGGCGTCACGAGCGCTTTCTGCCGCCGCCTGAGCGGCGAGCGCGCCCGTGCGGGCGGTTTGAGCGGCCGTGGCTGATGTTGAAGCTGACGAAGCGGAGGCCGAAGCCTCATTGGCTTTGGTCGTGGCGGTGGACGCGCTGCCGGCTGCATTGGTCGAGCTTGTCGCCGCATTGGAGGCCGACGTAGCGGCTTCCGACGCCTTGGTTGTAGCCGTTGCCGCGCTGGTGGCGGCGTTTGTGGCGCTGGCGGACGCCTCGCTGGCCTTTGTGGTCGCAGTTGAGGCGCTGCCCGAGGCGCTTGTCGCGCTGCCGGCCGCAGCAGTGGCGCTGTTGGCCGAATTGTTTGCTGACGTCGCGGCATTGCTGGCGGAGGTCGATGCTTCGCTGGCCTTTGTCGTCGCCGTGCTGGCGCTCGATGCAGCATTTGTCGCCGATGACGCGGCTTCGCTGGCTTTCGTGGTCGCCGTCGTGGCGCTTGACGCGGCGCCCGTAGCCGAAGCCGATGCCTCTGACGCCTTGGTCGTGGCTGTCGCAGCGCTCGCGGCGGCATTGGTCTCTGATGCCGAAGCCTGGCTCGCCTTGGTCGTCGCCGTGGCTGCGCTGGTCGCCGCCGACGAAGAATAGGTCGAGGCGTCAGCCGCTTTGGTAGTTGCCGTGGCTGCGCTATTGGCCGCCGATGTCGCCGAAGCCGCCGCTTCTGCGGCTTTGGTCGATGCGGTCGAGGCGCTTTGTCCAGCCGCGGTTGAATTGATCAGCGTTTCGCCGGCCTTATCGACGGTGATGTTTTTGTAAAGGAGCGCATTGGACTCGGCCAACTGCGCTTCGCCGGCTTTGGTCTGGGCAAAATATGAAGCGGTTTCTGCCACTCCCTTTGCAGCGGCGGCGGCTGCCGCAGCCGTTTCAGCTCCGGTTCGAGCGATCTCGGCTCCGGTGCGCGCGGTCTGAGCGCCAGTGCGAGCGGTCTCCGCTCCTGTCTGCGCCGTTTCAGCGCCAAGCTGAGCGGTCTGAGCCGCTGACAGAGCCGTATCGATGCCGGACTGCATGGCGTCGCCCGCCGGCGTTCCGACGTTGAGCTGGAAATAGTCGCTTTTGATCTGGCCGGTGCTGGTCGTGATCTCGACGGTCACGATGTAGCGGGTGTTTTCCTTGCCATTGTCGATCTGGAAAAGGAGCTTGTTTCCGTCCTGAATCGTGGTCCCGCTGATGTCGACGGCCGGCGTCGTCTGAGGGGAAATGGCAAATACAGAAGAAGCGATCGTGTCGCCGTCATCGAGCCATTGCGAATAATCGATCAGATAGGTGATGGTTTCCGAATAGCGCTGCTTGAACAGGCCCATGGTCCGACCACCAACGGTCGTCGGATACATATTCTGGTCCTGGGTCTTGTTTACGGCGAGCGTCATTGGTCGGTCCTTACATGAAAGACGATTTGGCGCGGGCTGGCGCGCGCTGCTGTCCACGCATGTTCAAGTTGAAATGCGCGTCGCAGTTGGAATTGAAGACTCCGGCTTTAAGCGCGCCCATGTTCGGATTGGTGTATGGCTGCTCGGGGATCATGAGGATGTGCATGAGTGCGCCATCAGCAATGATCGAAGCGTATTTTGTGTAAAGGATGTCCGGCGCGATCTCTGCGGTCGGCGACGGCTTGAAAAAGGCGCTGATCCGGACGACGCCTTGGGCGCGCGGCAGCAGGAAGATGCTGTCCTGCTCGATCTGTGAATAGATATTCGGCTTTGAATTGTCCGTGACCGTGGAGTCGAACAAGCTCTGATCGATCTCGGCGTATGGCTTGGCCGGCAGCTTGGTCCACGCCGTATCGGTCGTCTGCCGGTAGAAGACGTTTTCGATTTCCAGCAGCTCGGCCTGAGACGGGATCGGGATTTGCTCGAAATCGTCGCCGACAACCTCAATTTCCTGCACCTCACGCCACGCGCGGGAGCGCTCGCAAAAGGTGATCGCCGCCAGCCGCAGATATTGAATGGCGAGCGGTTCGGGAACCGACGGGGCGAAAGGCAGGACGTAGGGGAGAAATTCTGTAAAGGGCTTCACGCGGCGTTCTCCTCGTCCGTGGTCGGCTTGACGTTCGGGTTTCTGGCCCGATCATTGGCGTAGGAGACGCCGAGCGCATTGGAGAAGAGAGCGTAATGAGCGGCCGCGCGCTGGGCGCTGCCGGCATACTGCGCGTCTTTCGAGTAGGCGCGATACAGGATGTAATCGAGGATCGCGTTGAAATAGACGTCCTGAATGTCGATCGTGACATTGTAGGAAGAGAGGCTGTCTGCGTTCGAAGCGGGAGCTGGGACAGATCCCGGTATCTTTGAGACGATCGCCTCGACGATGCCGGTGCCGTCATTGCCCGGATAGACGTAGAAAGCGCGCGGGTCTGACGCCTCATAAGCGACGTGCTTCACGAGCTTCTGATATTTGACCTTGGCGCTGTCGTGCCAGTTGGGCGACTGCGCATCGAGCATTGCCATATCGACCGTGCGGATTGCGGTCGCGCCCTGACGGGGAGAATTGGTGGCCGTTTTCAGATTGCGCACCACGCGCATGACGGAAAAATATCCGTCAGGAAGCTTTTGCAGCGTTCCGATCGACAGTGAAAACACGATCGACTCCGAAAAGGCGGTCGGCTTGATAAGCGCGATTTCGCGGAACGAGTCATTGAGCCAAAGACGCAACTCGGGGAGCGGCCATCGGACGCTTGTTTCGTCCTGGATGATCCGACGCGCGCGGTCGAGAAGGTCTTTGGCGTTAATGGTCATTCGTCACGCAGAGCTTCGATGATTTTTGCGGGCGACAGGCGCGGGGCCGGGGGATGCCCAAAGCGCTTGGCGAAGAGTTCGGCGAGCGCCGGGCGATCCAGCTTGTCGAGATTGTCGGATGCGGGAGCGGTGCTCTCAGGTGCGACCGGCTTTGCGGCTTTCGGCGCGTCGGCTTCCCCGCCGGCGATGCGATAGCCTTCCCGAATGGAAGCAAAAATGCCGATGTGATCGTTGTTGGTCACATCGGCATATTCGCGGCCATCTGGCCCCGGCTTGAAGTGATAATCCACGCCGTCAAGCGTGACTTTGGTGCCGCCGGGGCGGCGCAGAAGGCTTTCGATTTTCATGTGTTCTCTCAAGGTCAGGCATGGGGAAAGGCGGGCCGTGGCCCGCCCCTCCGATTAGAGCGTGTATTCGACGACGAGACGGATGATCTTGCCGGCGCCCGCAGCGACGTCCGCCGAGACCTGCAAGCCGATCGAGCGATCGCTCACGCCAGCGGCGAGCTTCGTCGCGGCCGGCGACGTCAGGCGAACCAGAGCCGTGTGGGCGTTGGTGATCGCCGAGCCGTTGAAGATTTCCGAGCCGAGCGTGCGGCTGGAATCCGTGGAGCCCAGCTCGCCGGACATGATGCCAACGGTGGCGTTGACCGTGCCGATGCTAGCGTCAGCATAGAGATAGGCGTCATGGATTTTGGCGTTGGCCGGCAGGACGCCGAGATCAACGATGTCCGCAGCCAGCAGGCCGGCCGAGGCGTCGTAGTAAAACTCCTGCTTGGTGACAGCGCCGGAGGTAAGCGGGCGGGCGGCTGTCTGCTTAAACAGAGCCCAGGGAGACTGTTTGATCGCCATTGGATCGGTTCCTTTGTCTTAAAAGATTGAAGAGAGGCCGCGCTTGGCGGCCTCAATCGTCGTTACGCGGGGTTGGCGCTGTAGGTATCGAGCGCGATCACGCCGAAGTCCTTGCTGTTGAAGCGAGTCTTCTTGATGCCGATGATCGTGCCGGCGACGACCGTGGGCTCATTGCCGTAATCGTCTTCCTCTTCCTTCCAGTCGTAGCGGAGACCGCCAGCCGTGCCGTAGGCGACGACGCCGGCCTGACGACCGAGGAACAGCGCGCGAGCCGCCGGCAGAGCGCCGCCAGCGCCGTAGTCGGAGAAGCGGATCGTGCTCTCGTGCGAGTGCAGGATCACGTTGTTGATCATGCCCAGACCACCCTTGAAGATCGGGTTGTCACGGCCTTCGGCCGCGGCAGCCGCCTTCTGGATTTCGAGCCAGCCCTGCGCGTCAGCCGCACGGAGGTCGTATTCCTGGAAGGGCGACATGATCGTGACGTAGCGAGCTTCGCCATCGAGCATGACCGGGAGCATGTTGGCCGCGTTCGGATCGAGGGCGCGCATCATGCGGGCCGCCGTCGCCGCACGCTCGACCAGCGCACGGTTCATCTTGTCGGTGTTGGTGATCGTCGCCTTGGACGTCGCCGAACCGCCATAGAGAATGTGCTGCGAGTCGGGAGCCTGGAGGCTGTTGCCGGCATGGCCGGTAAAGTCCGTCGGCTCGATGAAGTCGGCGTTGATGCCGCGCGCGCCGGCGAGATACATGAAGTGCAGCTCGTCGATATACTGCGACCAGTAGTCCGACAGGCGGTCACGGGCGACCTTGCGGAGATCGTGGACCGTGCGCTTGCGGGACATTTTGCCGCCGGCCGAGACGGCGTGGCGGGCCTGATCGATGACGACTTCGTCGGTGAAGAAGCGCAGGTTTTCTTCCTTGCCCTTCACGCGGTTGTCGCCGGTCGTCGGCTTGTTGCGCAGCATGACCGAGAGGTCGAACGACACGCGATCGCCGGCGTCGGACTCAAGTTCGGTCTTGCGCTGAATGATGTTGTTGGCTTCTTCGCCCACAAATTTGCGGGTGAAATAGCTCTTCTTCATCGCCTCGACGGAGAGAAGAGCGGCCCAGCGCTTCTGGGCTTTCGGATCGCCAAAGGGTAAAACTGTCGTGGTCATGACTGTCCTCTAGTTGGGGTTTGTCCCAGCAGAGGCCGTCATAGCCATGTGCTCGCGATCGGAAATTATCCGATTATCGCGGGGTTGGCAACTGGCGCAAAAATGCTCTTGGATTTAGTCGAATTGGGCGCATCAGATTTGATGTGCTCAATCTTCATGTCGTTATCCGTGGATATGTGAAGGCGGGCGCGCCGGCCACTCTTGTATTCAAGAGTAACCAGCGCTTCGCCGATCTTGACCTGTTCGCCAACATCGAGATTGATCCGCCGCCACATTTCTTGTCGGTTCCTTACATTACGGATTCGTATTGCGACCGCTCGGACTCGGACATTTTCGCCACGGCCGCCTCATAAGCGATCGGATCGTCAGCGGCGAGGCGATCAAGCGCCGCGTATTTTCCGCCATCTAGCCTTTCTGGTTCCGCCGCCGGAACTCTTGCGAGGGTTGGCGGGACATTGCGAACGGCGCGCTGCGTCGTCTGCTGTGCGGCCTTGGGCGGCGTTGACTGCACGCCAAGGGCGGCGCCGACGTCGTCCATGTAGATTTTATAGGCCTTCTCGAGCTGTGCTCGATCGGACAGGTTCAGATTGGCCGGATCGGCCGTGACCTTCTTCACGATGTCGTCGAAGGCCACCATCTGAGCATGGCTCTTGGTGATGTTGGCCGCCGTCGTGGTCATAAAGTCCTGCACCTCGCGCTGCCAGGCGTTCGCCTTGGCGGTGTCTTCCATTTCGCGGGCAAGGTCGGCTTTACGCTGGTCCCATCGGATTTCGTCACGCTGATTGGAGAGCTTGTTGAGGCCATCCCGATATTCGCGGGCGGTGATGTCACCGTCATCGAATTTCTGGGCGAGCGCATCTTCTTCCGCGTTGATTGCCGAGATGATCTCTTCGACGTTCTCCGGGGCTTTGGCTCTCAGGGGTGGGAGAATTGGATCGGCAATATCATCATTGTTCTGCTGATCCGTTTCACCCTGCGCGCTGGCGTCTTCCGAAGATTCCGCAGCGGCGGTTGCTTCGGCTTCTGCCTCTGCGCTTTTGGTCTCTTCACCGGAATCGTCCTCGATCTCGTCAGCGCCAGCGGCGTTGATCTCGGCCCGTTCCTCGTCGGTGAGCGCTTCCATAAAGTCTTTTTCGTCAGCCATTGGTATTCTCCTTAGTCAAAGATGATCCAGTCTTCGGCCAGCACATCGGTTTGCGAGGCGAGCCATCCCATGAGGATTTCTCCCGTTGCTGTCTTCATGGTAATGCACGGCAGAACTGTTGCGCAGTCATCAGGCTGAGTAAGCGCATATTCCGCGTTATTCTCAGACCAAAAAGCATCGGCATGAACACGCGCTGTTCCGTTATTGCTAAGCGAAAGCCACATGCCTTTGCCGTTCCAGCCTTCGCGTGTGACCTTGTGTCCATTTTTCAGGGCGCGAATTGCGTCTCCAAAATCCATGGTCATTCCCCTTTCAGAATTTCTGATTTCTCGATCTGCTTGAGGATGTTGAGCGTCGTGCGCAGCAAATATCCTTCCAGCGACCAAATCTTGTTGCGCGCATGGTCGCGCGCGATCTTGCGGCCGATCGCCTCGTCGAAATTCTCGGGGCTTGCCGGCGCGCTTTCTCCGACGACATGAAAGCCGTTCTTGAGCGTCAAAGCGCAAACGGTCAGGCTGGTGCCGGGGAACACATAAAACTGCTCGGTCAGAATTTGAGCGTCGATATGCTCTGGCGTGAGCCGAGGCGCATCGAGCCCCTTATTCTTGATCTCTTGCTCAATCGAGCCTTCACTTAACTGCGACATTCTCGGTCTCCTTTGTCGCGGGGGGAATTTCTGGAAATCTCGGCTCGCCTTCACCTGCCCAGACGTAGAGGACCGAATAGCAACCATGCGGCGGGCCTAGATTGGCCGCGAATTGCCATCCAAGGTCTTCGTATTGGCTGGTCTGCCAATGCGGGACATATTTGTAGGTGAGTTCCGTCATAGGATCGGCTTGGGTTGCGGTGGCTGCTGCGGGTTTTGCTGCGCTTGCTGCGCCTGCGCCTGTTGAGCGGCGGCCTGTTGGGCGGCCATCTGTCGCTCTTCGTTTTGCGCCGCCTTGCGCTGCATCGCCTCGGCCAGCATCTCGTCGTCTTCATGCTCGGTGCGAGACTTGAATCCGGCTTCATGCAGCACGCCATCGGCGACCGGGACGATTGCCGGCGCGCCGATCATCGCGAGCGCGGTTTCGAGCGCGGCCTTTTGGGTCGAGACGTTCTTGTTTGCTAGGTCTGCCGTGAGTTTCTGCGCCGTCGCATTGATTTCGGCGGCGACCTTGGCGGCCGCTGCCTGTTTTTGCGCTGCGCCAGCTTGTTTGTCGGCAATTTCCGCCGCAAGCATGGCCTTCTGCATCTGCGCCTGCTCGGCTTGTTCTTGGGCGCGAGCGATCTCTTCCGGCGACGGCTCTTCGGCGTCCGGATCGCGCATGCCTGTGGCCTGACGGATGCGGGCCACGATCTCGTCGCGGTTCGGAATGTCCATGCTCTCGACCAAGAGATCGAGCATGATGACCGGAAGCTGCGGGCTGACCGGGGCCAACTGCTGCAAGAGCATCAAAAGCTCGTCGGTCGCCGCCTGACGCATGGTATTGCGCCATTCGTCCTCGGAAATGATGAAATCAGCCTTTGAATGGATGATGTCGTTTTCCGGAAGGCCGTCATTGACCGTGATGTATTCCGGCGTTCCGCGCATATTGGTGATGCGGAATTGCTTTTCCTCGGTGAAGAATTGCTCAATAAGGGACAATTCCTTTTCGCCATGCACCTGAGAAGCGAAGCGCAGGTTGTCGAACAGCGCCGAGGTGGCGAGCGATCCCTGATCCTGGCGCTTCTGGATGGCGATGCAGG